CAAAACTATACGCCACGTTTGTGGTGCCTAGTGCTGTTGGCAAAGATACAAATGATTTTGTCCAGCTAATATCAATATCATTCATACTAGGTAAATCATATACAAAAGGTGTAGCGCTGTCGCTAATATTTTGTAATGCAACTAGAGGAATATTGTAGATAAGCTGTAAATCACCCTGGTACAAAGTTAAACTTGACTTTTTCAAATCAGCTAGCGCAACTGGTGTTGATCCAGTTAGTGGAGTAGCTGTAATTGATCCAGCGGCATAAACTTGTATTGCCTCGATCTTTGCGTTTCTTAATTGTGGTAAATCAGGGAAAAAAAAGCGCGTAAGTGTAGATCCACTAGGCACATTGATTTCGACTGCTTCAAAACGTTTGATACGCATATCTTAAAATTAATTAATTAAAAAAAATGAGGGTAATATCCGACCCTCGGCGGCGGCGTTTAAGGCCCGCCAGGCGCATATCATTAATACTATTTAACAGTAGTAACGTTTTGGCAAAGGATACCGCGTTGGATAACTGCAATAAAGCTGTTAGCTAATACTGAAGCTGGCGCACCATTTGCAGTAAGCTGGAAGTTAATATTTGCAGCACCGTTCATCACAATACCTGGCTCAACTGGGTAAAACGCATCTTGGCTAGCGTCCCACTGGTCAGTTGTGCTTGCACTTTGTTGAGTTTGTGGTACAAAGTAGTGGCGTAAAACGTCCCACGCTGGTAACACTTGCTCATTATTGATAGTAAGGTTTAAATAACCGTTGTAAATACTCCATAGATCATCATCTGTTGCAGATGTGAATACAGTACTGTTTGGGTATGTATAAGATTTTGCTGCGGTATTTGTTCCAGTACCAACACCAATTACAACTGCGATTTCAGTAGTAATGAAAATGTCTTGTAGGTTTAAACGCTTCTCATTTACGCGGCTTGCACCGTTTTGAGTGTCGTTTACAAGTACTGGAATATGATAATTCGCAATAGAAGTGCTTAAAGCAACTTCACTGCGTAAATATGACTGCGTCAATTTAGCGTGTTCTACTGAATAACCTAAACTGCGCACGAGGGTTTTCGCATTTTCGAAAACCATTCTGCTGCCCATTTGTGTAGCCATTGTTATAAGTTTTTTATTTTTTTAATAAAGGTGAAAAGAAAATAATTAACAGCCTTCTTCATCCAGGCCAGCTATTGACGGCGTCATGTAGCTTTTATCAACTAATCCTTCGCGGTTATAGTATGCTGCAACTGCTGGTAACTTGTAATTTACATCACTAGCTAGCGCACCGATACCGTTTAATACTCCAAAAGATTGTACAAGTTTAAGACCACCTACTGCGATCATACCAGCTGCAAGACCTTGTCCCGCTGCTCCTTTTACAAATTTTGGTAAGAAAAGACCTACTGCAACTGGTACTGCTGCTTTGATCTTATCGTTTGTTGCTGCTGGTAAAAATTTACCAACTAATTGAGCTGCTGCTGCACCCGCTACTGTATAAAGTACGCTGGTAGCTGCGCCGCCTACTTTGCCAATACCAGACATTCTACGACGTCTGCTTGACTTTTTTGCTGCTTTTCTTCTACGCATTTTTTTTGTTTTTAAATTGTTGTGAAGTATTTAATTTACCAGAGTAATTGATCGGCGTAATATCCTGGGGATCCTTTTACCATTCTATCTTTCTGGTGCCTTATTTTATATAGTTTTCTTTTTTCGTCTGCTATCTTTTTACCGCAATATCTTAAAAAGCTAGGATAATCTAAATAATTTGGATCACCCACACTGGCTAACAAATTGCCATAAACGTCATACACATCTATTTTTTTATTTTTCTTTTCACTAGGTAAGACAATTACATTTAACGCTTTTGCCTTTCTTTTAGTATAAAGAGAAATTTTGTACATAATTAAGCATAATTTGAAAAATATTGTGGCTGTCCATTCCATTTGCTAGCTGTTGCAAATGTGTTAATACTAACATAAACGCCACCGCTATATTTTTTTATTTTTCTATTTATTGTTTTTGCAGTGTAATTAATTTCACCAGGTAAAACTCGGCCTGACATATTATTACTATTGTATTCAACAATTTTTTCTCCCATTGGTGCTAATGTAACTCCTAAACCTGTTTTTTTAATTACAGTATAAAAATCTACGTTTGTTTGATCGTAACCCCAATGCGAAACTAAAATGTCGCCTTTATTAATTTCATCTAAATTTCCAATTTTTTTATATCCAGATACTACGCGGATATTAACATTGTGGCTCTTAGTGTCTTTGTGTACGCTTTCAGGCTTTTTCATTCCAGCTACTCTACGAACGTGCGCTTTTACTTTGCCATACTTTGTATGTTTTTTCTTTGCTGCCTTTTTAGGTGCTGCCTTCTTTACAACTTTTTTAGCCGCCTTTTTAGGTGCTGCCTTCTTTGCTGCTTTCTTTTTAGGTGCCGCACCTACTTTCTTTTTACCGTAAACGTGCGCAAACGCTTCTTTTAAAGAAACGCCAGTTTTTTTTCTGTACTCAATGGCTTTTTTAAAATTTGCCTTTGCTGCTTTTTGTGCTGCGGTCATTATTTTTTCATTTTTGATAGTGCGAAAATACCAGCGCCCACAAGTCCTAGTGTAACCCACATATTCAATCCAGCCTTTTGCGTTCCTGGTGTTTCTGGTTTATAGTTAATTTGATCCTTTGTAAAATAAGATCTGTTTAAAAAATTATTTTGCAAATCTGGACGCTGCATTAAAAATTTTTGTCTGTAATTATCTAGGTAACTATTCCAGTATAATTTATCCTCTGGCAATAATTCCATATAATCATTTGGATAGTTTTGTCTATACCAAAATAACATTTCGTTTACGTCCACATCAGCGGCCCTAAAATTTTGCTGGCTTCCAGCTATTACAGTGCCTAATCTAGTCCTGGCGTCCTGGCTTGTAATTTGTTGCTTAACTGCATTAATTACAGCCCTGGCGTCGCCAGCTGGGCTTTGAAAAGCGCCCCTAAAAAAAGGGATCAAACCAGGCAATACCTTTATAGCCGTTGTAACAACAGCTGCAATAGGTACTACTCCAATTTTATTTTGATTACCGTAATACATTACTTTTTCTTAAAGATTAAAAACGCTGCTAGTGCCGCACCACCTATTAACAAAATTGTATTGGTGTTAATACCTTGTCTTTGTTCTGGTTGTCCAGGACGCAAACTTGGTAATCCTTGATCAAATTGTTGAAATTGATCTTGCCCACCAGGACGCGAAGCCCTAATAATATCTGGCGCAGCGGTTACTAAACTACTAAACGCATTTTGCCAGTCAAATTCACCAATACCATTAACGCTTGGTAAATCTTGAAGCGCATTAGTTACTTTGTTAATTGCAACTTTATATTGCAACTCTTTACTAGATCCTGGGGTAATTACGCCAGCTTGTAAAAGCCTATCGCGATCGTTTACCAGTTTATCCCTATACGCTTCCATTTCTGCGCGTTTGTCGCTTGCTGTATAACCGACGCCGCTTAAAGCAATTAGTGCCATTTTTATTTTTTTATCTTTAAAAAAACTAGGTTGTCTTTTTTCATTAAATCTAGGTAATACTGGATCGATCCATATTTCCTTTTTTGTTCCTGGGTACATAACAGCGAAAACGTGCTGCGGCTCCCTGGTATTATTTTTATATCCCGCAAATCTAAACGCTAGGGGTACCTGAAAAATACCCTTACGGTTTAAACTATCCAGCACCCCATTTGCAAACAGCGCGTAACTTTTACAATCACCTGGTAGCGCAACTATTGCGCTAGGGCTTCTTAACGTCTGGTTGTTATTACTTTCTATGTAATACGGTACGTTTGACTTTAAGAAGTTAAAAATATTTCGCGCCGTTTCAAGTTCACTTTCACCAACAAAATATTGGCTTATTTTGTCGTATTCGTCCTCGTATTCATAGTGTGTGCTAACAATACCGTCGATTATGTCGGTAACTGTTTGATCCGTACTAACTACCTTTTTAAAGTTATTAAAAGGCGCCAGCTTTTCTAAAACTGCGCTTCTAGAAACCATTAAAAGAGTATTTTATATCAAAAGGTAATAAAACGCCGTCCACCTGGGCCGTACCAGCCAGGCGAAAATCAGCTTTTTTACTCCTAATAAGTTCACGAATTGAAGTTATTGCACCTTCTAAGGTAGTTACAGCCACCAGCGGCAAAACTGCCTGGCTATTGGCTAAAATAACCGTTCTATTGTTGTAATACACATCAGCAACCTTTAAACCGCTTGCTAAATATAGCTGCGCCCTTAAATTGCTTAATTCTGTTCTAAATGCTGTGGGGTTGTAAATTGTTACCTCGATATTGATTTGTGGATCTAAAAATGATCCACCCAGGCCAACCCTAGAAATTACGAAGCTAACGCCCTGAGAAAAGCGATACTTGCTGTAAACCCAGTAAACTGCTGCTGCACCCACTAGGGCCGCCAGCCATTTTTTTGCTGCCATACCTTACAAAGTTACGAAAATTTGTTCTATTTTCAAACAAAAAACTTTTTTTTAAAAATAGTGTGCGTTGGTTAAACTTTTAGTTTAAAATTTATTATCTTTGCGTACGCCTGGGCTAGCAAAGATAAAAATTAAACCACCTATTTTAAACCACTTAAACCAGTTTAAATTATTTTCTTTTCACCTTTAATTTAAACCACTTTTTAAGCGATACATACCAGGCACAAAAAAACCAGCGCTAGGCTGGTATTTTGGCGGCGTGCTGGGTTGCTGTCTTTATTTTAATTGTTCAACCAGACGCGGCAATAAAATTTTTTCGTTTTTTTCTCGTATAAATTTACATAATGTCCGCCAACTTTTCGGGCAAAATCAATAAAATTTTCTACGCGGTTAATATTCCGATATTTTTTTGGTGTAATTTCTTTGTGATCTTCAAAAAAAATAATTGCTGTATAATATTCCATTTTTTATTATCTTTGTTTCGAAAGGAAAATAAGCGGTTAATTAGGGTTAACTGTTTTGTCCAGGCGGTCAAATTTTTGGCCGCTTTTTTTTGCAATTAACTTTAAAAATTCAATGTCGTCTGGCTGTAATAAAACGCCGTTGTATTCTATGCGCCAGTTGGCGCCCTTCTTTACTAGCTTAAAATGTTTGTTCATTAACATATAAGCTATGAAGCGTTTAGTATCTTTTTTCATATAGGTTTTGATCGTTTTTGTAAATGTATTTTTTATCGATCCAGATCTTACATAATTGTTTGGCCCAGTTAGTACCTTTTGCGTGTTGTTCTTGTATGTCTGCTATTAGATCTTTGTAAGCAATAGGGCCGTAAATAAGCTGGTTTATTATATTTTTATGGTCAAGTTCAGTAAATTGTTTTGGGTGCTTTATTTCAGCCTTTTTGCTTTCACCTTCAATAGATATTTGCTGCCAGTTGCCGCCAATATTCATAAGCACGACTGGATCAAAATCTTCCCAACTTCTTAAAAATCTAGGCTGTAATGTGAACGTCTTTTTGTCTTTGTCTTTAATTATTTCTAAGGTGCTTGAAGCCCAGCGATCACAATTTGATCCTAAGTGCCCTAGTGTCTGTGCGCCCAGGCCTTTGCCCTGGTGAAGTACGCCCACAAATAGACAGTTGTAAATCTTAGTAAGTTTTTTAAACCAGTTCACCAGCTTGCGGCTTTCTATTTCGCTATTGTAGTCAAAAATAAGATCCAAAAGGCCGTCAATAATTACAATCGGGCAATCTGGGTTATTCTCTAAATAATTAACGATTAAGGCCCTTATTTCGCTTGGGCCGTCCTCGCGCACTGTAAAACAGTCCGCCCAGGTAGGTAGGTTGTTTAAATTAGCGAAATGCTTTATTTTATTAACTTGTCTGTAAAAATCAAAATCGCTGCTTTCAGTGTCAAAATAAGCTATTCTGCGCCTTCCTTCTGGAAAATGCACCTTCATTCCAAACACTTCACCAGGTTGAAATGCAGAAGCTATTGCAGCGGCTAAAAATGTACTTTTGCCCGCCTTTGGTAATCCACTAAAAACGATAAAATTTTGGATTGTTCCAATGGGTTTATCGTCAATAGTGAATATTACCTGGCTTGGGGGGGGTATGAAATCGGGCTTGTATTTTCGCTGTGCTAGTTTTTCTTCTAAGGTTATTTTGTTTTGTCCGTCTATCATTAGATCCTTTGTAAAAAAGCGGTTAATACAGCTGCAATAATTAGGGCTATTACAGCTTGCTGGTTGTTACTGAATTGAAATAACTGGGTTAGCTTCTTTTTCATTTTCTATTTTTTCTAGGGTTAAAAAATATTCATTTGCTAGGGTTTCACACTCTCTTAAAAGTGTTGAAATACCAATATTGCTTTTGTTGTTTTGACTTTCCTTTGCGCAAAGTATTTCCAATAAAACGTGTTCGTATTTAGTTAGACCTGGTATCGGTGCCACTAGGCGGCCGAATTGATCCTGAACTGGCATAACTGGAAAAGCTGGGCTGTTTTTATCTACTTTCATTTGTCTATTTTTTAAAGTTCGTTATTAGGTTGTTTTTCTGTAAATTCCTTTACTGCAATAGATAGGTACTTATTGTTAGCTTTGCTAATCTTTACCCAGCCAGCAACTTCGTACAACTTGCCATCTGCTTTAAAATAGCCCTGGTAGTCGGGTTGCTTTTCATTTTTTTTGTTTTCAACTTTGTTCATAGATCCGAAGCCATCAGCTAGATCTTTTAGATACTCATTTTTCATTTTGTTGGTTTTAAAAAGTGATAAATTTTAAATAGGTAAAAAAGTATAAAGGCGCTAGTGTATGTTAAAATACATACTGGCACGCTTACTGCAATAAAAAATATTATTGCAGCTAATCTTATTAGTTTACGTCGCATTGAAAACTGTTTTCTAGTCGTTTAATTTCAAACTGGTAGTGTTCTAGGGCCGCGTCTATTAATATCCTTACTTCAAAAGATAGGTCAAACGGCAAATCGTTTTCATTTAACGATAAAAACTTACCAGAACTAGAATAAAAGAAAAATGTACATTGTTCGTACGGTGATAGTGCGCGTAACGCTTCTAGGCGTAAAATTTTGTGTTGTAAGCTGGCAATTTCGCCCAGGATCTTACTGTCGGTTTTTAATTGCATAAAATAGGGTTTTTGTTTGTCTTTGGTAAAATTATAGTAAAAACGATTAAACCACCAAATTTATTTTTGTAGGGGCATAAAAAAGCCCAGTGTAGATACACCAGGCTTCCTTTTTTGTACTAGACCATTGAAATTTATCTAACCAACTTGCTTCTTATGCTAAAAATAGCGCTTTTTCTTCTTTTCTACGGCGTGTAAGACCTGGTAAAACTACCTTTTCACCTCTTACAGTACCTTTATTCCAGCGGTCAAACTGGGCCGCCACTTGTTCTTTTGGTGCGCCGCTATTAAGTAACCTTAAAAGCGTGCTAGATTGAAATGCGCCAATACCTACGTTATACACGAAGCTAGTTAAGCTATCTAGCTGGTTTTGGTTAATAGGTACCTTAACCAGTGCTTTGATCTTTGGCATTATTGACTTTGTTTCCCTTCTTAACCACTCAATAGCCTTTTCCTGGGTAATACTATCACCTAGCCTTACTTTACGCTTCGCGTCGTAATTATAGGTAGATCCGTAACCAATAGTTGGTATTCCCACTGGATCTAAATAAGCGTTTAAATATTTGTTTATATCGTCGGCTTCAAACTTTTTGATCAGTTCCTCGGCCTTTGCTCCTATTGCCATTGTGCTGCTTAATAAGATTAACGCCACAACAGTAACCACCAATATTTTTTTGGTTTGGCTAGTCATTATGGACGGTTGTTTAAATTAATGTCGCTGTCTTTTGCTGCAAATAAACCTAGGCCGCTTAATATGGCTGTAATACCAGTTGGCACGTCGCCTTTTAATACTGTTGCAACCCCAGTTATCACGGCACCTAGGCCAAATAGTGATGTTTTCCAGTTTTTAAACATATTGTTACATTTTAGTTACAAAATCAAGTTTTGTTTCAATACGCGCCAGACGATCTAATATTTCAGTATTTGTATTATTATGCTTAGATAAATCACTTTCAATCTTATCTAAACGGTTTTTAGTTGTGAAATAAAAGCCACCGCCAGCGGCTACAAAAACTACAATACTAAATAACAGATCCGTCGCCATTTTCTTCTTTTAATAATTCACGCGCTACTGCGTTGTAAGCGTCGGCCGCTGTCATTGCTGCCGTTAAATTTTCAAATAAACCGCTTTTGCTAGCCGCGTCTAAAATTTGTTTTAAAATTGCAAGTGCTTGTTTTGTTTCCATTGGTTTTGTATTTTAAAGATTAATTAAGCTAGTGTAATATTTAACTGCGTCGCGGCCCACTCATAAGCCCACTGGTTAACGTCTGTTGATGTACCCCACTGATCGTATGTTGGCTCACTCATTGTCAAATTTCCGTCTGCAAGTTTAACAGCGTCGGCGTCTAATAACTGATAATAAAATGTCGCGCTGTTAGATAAGTTATCATTAATGATAATTAAGCTAAAAAGGGTTGCCGTTTGTTGTTGGCCGTTTACCCAAATTTGAATAGGTTGTATTTGTTTCATATTATTTTATTTTAAACGCTTGTTACTGTTTCCCAATTTACGCCAGTAAAAACAGCTAATTTATTTAAAGTTGTATCATAAACCACAAGTCCCGTAGCTGGTGTTGCTATTGCCGTTTTTTGTGCAGTAGTCATTCTAGGGGGTAAAAAACCTTTTGAAGTAGAATTTAATGTTAATATAGAATTTACTGGATCTAAAAAAGTACCACCATTTTGAATTACTACGTTACCACTATCGTTCCATATTGTTAATTTATCACCTGTTCCAGCTCCACCATTAGTATAAAAAGATAATCTTCTACTGCCACCACCACTTTCAGTTCTATAATAAATACCACCTTGCCAAGACGCTTGATTATTATTAAAATTTAAATCAATATCACCAACACTTTGATTTCTAAATATTACAAATTGAGTTTGCACCCTTGCAATACCGTTACAATCTAAACGGTAGCCCGCGTCTGTGGTTGTGCCGATAAGTACGTTTCCAGCTACGGGGTTTAATTGTATTACACTATTTGATAAAACTCTTATTGCAGTATTACTATTATTATGAATAAGACTAAAAAAACTATTTCCAGTACCTTGATTAGAATTTAAATTAAAAGTTCCAACACCAATATTTGTAGTACTACCAATAGTTATACTAGCTCCTAAACCATTTAAAAATAAATCTCCAAAACCTCTTATATTTAATAAATTACCACCTGAACCAGTTATTTGAAAAGCATTTGTAGCAACGTTACCTAAACCGCTTTTTATTATGGTTGTTCCATTTACTTGCAATCTTTCGCCACTATCTGTTGTGCTATTCACAATTAAATTTCGTGCGGCACTTATTCTAGCTGCTTCTAGCGTATTACCAGATCCAGCGTCTTTAATACCGAATAAAATAGGCTGGGCCGTTAAACTATCATTAAAAATACAAAATTCGCCACCAGTTGATCCCTGGATAAAATTGTTTGTAGTTGTTGCTAACCCTAAACCAAATTGTAAAGTCGCACCAGTACCCGCGTTTCGCACGCGAATTGATGGGGCCGTTGCACCTAGGGCAACAATATGTGCGTCGCCTGAGCTATTATTAACTACAAATAAACCGCTGCTAGTAACTACATCACCTACAAAAGTTTGACCTGAAGTAGGTAAAACACTAAATCTATTAATATTTAATGCCGCGTCTGTTACTACAAATCTATTAGTACCACCGCCATAACTGTTACCAATACGCCACAAAGCGGTGCCACTATTTTGAAATGCAATTTTAGTGTCGTTTGTTGCTGTTGTTTGGTTTAATTGTACAACCTGGTTTTGATCGTGTGCAATACTTAGGGCTGTACCTGGTGTAATTGTACCAATGCCCAAATGGCCATTAACATTATCCCAAAATAAATCATTGGATCCAGTAATTGTACTAGCACCGTTCCAAAAGGATACTTGACCAGCTGCACCAGATCCCGTAATCGTTCCCGCACCTGGGCCGCCGATTAGATCCCACCCAGTACCATTATCACGATAAAATTCAAAAGTATTTGTACTAACAAAGATCCGCCCAATAAAACCAGCTGCGGGCCTATTGGCTAAAACGTCGGCGTAAAACGCTGGCGTTTGTCTTTGGTTTAATATGGATA